CTTATCCAGCATCAACCCCACGCTCTGCTCCACCGCCGTCACGGGCGTGGTGCCTGCGGAGTCTTGGAACAGCGTGCTGTAGTCGCTCGGGTCGTACCACGCGCCTTGTTCGCCGGCGGCAAACAGGTACGATGGGTCAAAAGGCTGAATGCCAAACCCAGCCGATGACCCTAAGCCAAGGGGCAAGCCGTTACGGATGGGTATGCCGAAGAAGGGCATGTCAGCTCACTGGATGTTGATGGGCTTGGCGTAGACGCTGCCGCCAGAAGAAATTTGGATGGCGCTTACACGCCAAGTAGCCCCCGTGCCAGCCGGCACGGCAAACGGAATCGGGGTGTTCGGCGGGATCGGGGTGTCAGACGTCGTAGCCGTCACGCCCTCGCCTACACGCACATACGCCGCTGTGGTGCTCCAAATCACCACGCCTTGAGGGCCGGCAGGCCACCCGGTCGTGCTGCCCGCCGTGCCGGTGTAGGCCACCGTCTGAGCCGCAAACACAGAGTCCGCCAGAGGTTTGAGCAATTCCATGATAAATCCTTACGCGAGGAACTTGAGCTTGTAGAGCGTAGACAAATACTGCCCCACGATCTCGTCGATGATGTTCTGCAACGGCGTGTCTTCCTTCTTGCAGACGTCGTAGCGCATTTTTTCGACTTCCGCCAGCGAGTCCTCAAGGAATTCCACAATGTTGCCAGTTTTCTTGGCTGACATCAATGTGATCGGGCCAATCAGCCCGTGCCGCCCCTGATACGCCTCGGCAAACTTGTCGGCCAAGTCCACGATGCTGTCGTAGAACTCATTAAGGGCCGAGTGCTTGGCAAAAGACCGGGTGTTCAGATGGACGCTGTGGGCCACATCCCGGGCCAGAAACAGCGTGCCGATGAAGTCAGCGCAACTCATACAGGTACTCCTACAGGCTCAGCCGGGCGCGTCTGCGCGATGGCCATGTCGCCAACCGTCATGACATCACGCAAAGTCTGCATGACGACCTCTTGCACCTGCTCAGGCTGCATGCCCGCTGCCACGGCCTGCAGACGACGTGTTTCAGCCTCGTAGGACTTGATTTCAGCGTCCGTCTCGGCCTTGAACTTGTCCACTTGCAGCTTCTGCGCTTCCATCGACTGCTGGACGTTCTGAAGCATCGTGGCCATCTGCTGCATTTCCTGCGACATCGCTTGGATTTGCATGTTGGCCGCTTGCAGCGCCGGGTCTTGGTCTTCGTCGCCAATGATCTTCGGATCAATCGTGCGCTCGAACCGCTTGGCCATCTCCTGCGCTCCCGGCCAGTCCATGTTCTTGACGAACAGGTCGCCAGCCACGGCCCACAGTTGCGGGTTGGTTTGCAGCAGTTGAGCCATCGCCTCCAGCGACTCTTGGCGCTTGGTTGCGTAGCCGGGGCCCGTCACCACCACGACGTCGTACTTGCCGACGCTCGGGTTGTAAATCTTGTCGATGACGATGCCGTTTTGATCGACGATCTTGCGCACCGGCTCGGGCTGCATGGGGTTCATCTTCACCATGCTTGACTCGCCGTCCTCGCCAATGATGCGAGCGATGCGCTGCGTGTCGTAAATCTTGGGGATCAGATCCACCAACTGCCGAGTAACATGACGAACAGCGCGGGCCAGATTATCCACATAGTGATAGGTTCCCGTGTCGCCCTCGCGCTGGCGCGCGAGGATGGCCTTGCCAGACCTTTCGTTGCCGCCAATGCCCAGCGAGGCGTCGTACTGCCCCGTGGTCGCCTTGACGTCCTCAGAAGCCCCCAGCTTGGCCTGTAGCAGCCCGCTGGAGGCCATCGGAGGCTGCGCCCGCTGGGGGAGTGGCAGCATGTTGCCCTGACCGTCTGTGACGTCAGGATTGACCTCCAAATACGGCCAGTTCTGCGTGTTGGCGGTCTTCCACTGGGTCTCGTAGCCCTCGAACTGGCCACCGTAGCCGATAAACGGCGCTTTCGGCGCCAGAGCCAGCATCTCCGCCTCTTGGCTCACCCAGTAGTTGTACATGCGTTGCGCGTCCTTGGCGTTGCGCACGATGCCGCTGATGTACAGCCGTCCCTCGATCTCAAACTCGTTGCCTACGACCCGGACGACCGGAATGTGCTTGCCCGCCCACTCTTGCTCTTCCAAAATCTCGTAGCCGTTGATCTTGCACCACTTGATCTTCTTGCGGTCTGCTCGGCGGCTGCGGATTGGCTTGCCGAACATCTCTTTGAGCATCTTGTCTTCAGGCGTGCCGGCAAACGCCGTCTGGTTGCCCGGGTACAGATGCAGATCAGCCGTGTCGTACTCGACGTAGAAATACTCAGCGATGCGGACCGTGTTCTCGTTCATCCACTGGCTGAGCGACTGGTCGCCCACACCCAGGCTCATCAGCGTGGACAGCGGCGCAGCGTCAGGATACAGCCGTTCGTACTCGTCGCGCGTCAGGTCTTCGGTGATGAAGCACCACTTGGCGTCCGCGCCGCACGGGTCTTGGATCGTCGGGTCCATGTAGACCGAAAACGAGTTGCGCACCCGCGCGATCTTGATGTCCTGGTCGAACGTGTTGTCGTCGCAGTATTCGGTCAAAAGGCGGATGTAGCCCTCACCGAACGCCACTTGGTTCTCGCACGCGGTGTCGTAAGCGACGTCCGCATCGCTGATGTATTCGATGTGCCGCACGACGCCGTTGAAGACCTCTGCGACCTCGATGTCGGCCTTGTCGTCAGCCGGGATCACCTTGCCGCTGGGCCGGTTCTGGCGCTGGTCGTTAGTGACCTGCCGCACGTGCTGCGGCAGCTTGTTGATCGTCAGGCAAGGCCGAGCATTGATCGTCTGCCCTTGCACCGCGCCGCGAGTGGCCAGCACGTCGGCAGGCCACTGGAAGTGGTTGTCAGGACTGCCGGAATAAAACCGCAGGTCGTCTAGCTCGTCCTCGCGGCTCTCGCTGTACGCCGAGATGGCCATCGACAGCCGCGCGCGGGCTGTGGACAGCACGTCAGCGTTGCTCTTGTCCTTGGCCGAGCCGCCTACCGCGACCGCGCCGACTGCGTTGATGCCGGTGTAGTCAGCCATGTCACTTGATCTTGCTCAGCACCTTGGCGACGGTAGCCTTAACGTTCACACTGCCGTCGTTCTTGCCGCCGCAGTAGGCCATGTGGGCGTTGGTCGGCGTGTTGCGCGCCGGCATGCCGCCGTTGCTGATTTTGGGCTCACGGCTGTTGAGCTTGCTGATAGGCGCGAGGGTCTTGCTCATTTCTTTCCTTTCGGCGCGGGCTTCTTAGCCGCTTCACGTTGCGTACTGTACGCGATGGCCACGGCTTGCTTTTGAGGCTTGCCGTGCGCCATTTCCGTCTTGACGTTCTTGCGAAACGCCTCTTTTGAGGCCGATTTGACGAGCGGCATGTCAGCCCTCCAAAAGCCAGTTCAAAAACGCCGCGACGGCGATGAACGCAAGGATCAGAAGTATCAGTTTCACTTCTTTTTAGCCGTTTTGGCGGACTCTTTGAACGCTTTGGCAGTAGGCGCGCCGGGAGCGCCCGGTTTGCGCATTTTCTCACCAGAACCGGCCTTAATGCGCTCGCGTTTAGCTGCAATGTTGGCATAGAGCCCTGGTTTTGTGGCCATTTTCAGCACTTCCACCGTTTGAGCGCCGCTTTGGCGCGTTCGCCGTCCTTGGCCTTGGCAGCTACGCCGCCCATGCGGGCGCAAAACGACGCCTTGCGGCCCTTATCGGTCTCGGTCTTGGGGTTGGGGGCTGGCGCCTTGAGGTTCGAGCCCGTTTCGCGGTTGTACTTCTCCCGCCCCTTGGCGGTCAAGCCCGCGCCTTGGCTTGTCGGGCGCTTCTCGCCCCGGCCAACGCTCAGAGACACGGACTTCTTCGCCATCACGCCCCCATCCAACTAGCCGACGCGCTTGCGCGGTCGTGCATCCGCAGTGTACGAGGCTTTTCCGCCCGCTCGCGGCTGGCGACCGGGAACGCGAACGTCACCGCGATGGCGTCAGCCGCATCTGGCGAGGCGAGTCCGCGTGATTTCATGTCCTTTTTCGACTCCAAGAAGATCGTCCCACTTGAGTCCGGTTTGACCTTCGGCCCCGTCAGGTCCGCCCTTAGCTGGCGGTCGTCCTTGATCGATGCCGATTTGAGCCAGTCACGCATCGCGCCCCATAGTTCAGCGCGCTTGTTACCCCACATGATGGGGTTCTTGGCCTTCCAGCCAAAGTTCACACCGCGCACCTTATACCGTTGTTCCGTCAGCCGGTCAAGTATTCCGTACCCCAGCCCGCCCTCGTCGATCACCGTCAGCGCCGGCTTGAAGTCCTCAATCGCGTCGATGACGTGCCCGACCACCGTCATGGTGTCCTCGCCCCGGAACCGCCGTATCTCCACCAGATCGCGCCCTTGCCGCACCGCGATGACGGTGGAGTCCGCCCCGCCGCGCGCCGGATCGACGCCGATGATGACCGGGGCCTCGGGGTCTTTGTAGCGCGGCCTGCGGAACGCCTCGTTGACCAGATGCGGGCCGATGAACTGGTCATCACCTTGGCTCGGGAACTCGCCGTAGACCTCGATCTTGGCCTGGGGGCTGTCCTCGCCGTACTCCGCGATGATCTGGTCGTAGACCTGCTTGTCGGTGTCCTCGACCGTGCGGGCGTCGATGTTGGACGTGCGCCAGAAGTCCCGCTTGGCGTTGAAGCACTCGTAAAAGTACCCCTGCGCCCGCCGGGGGTTGCTGAACGCGCACCAGAACCTGTGCGGCGTGTTTTCCGTGAAGAAGCCCTGCGCCACGTCCCAGATCGCGTCGGGGATACCGGACGCCTCGTCGAAGATCAGCAGCACGCCGTCGCTGTTGTGCAGGCCGGCGTAGGCGTCGGGGTTCTCTTCCGACCACAGCCGCCCTTCAGCGCCCCAGTACCGCGTGCCTTTGCGCAAGTCGCGCTCGACCAGCTCGGTCAGCCACTTGGCGGGCGTGATCCTTGTCGCGCTGATCTCCCACCAGTGGTTGTTGATCATCATCGCCAGCCACTTGGTGATCTCCGACCAAGTGATCGACCGTAGCTGCGCTTC